GGTGCTGCGGGAAATATGAGAGGAGCATCCCTCTCCGGAACATGGCATAGTGTTCACGCTTGAATGCCGCCACATCTACCTCAGGCAGTGTGAAGTCCTCAGACTGCCTCTTGTCCGCAAGCCACGCTTGAAACCGTTCTTCGTCGTAGCTTTCTTCTTCGCCAAGCGTTGTGCGATATTCGTCCCGCAGTGTCTCACCTTGCAAATATGACGTGATAAACAGGTCAAGCACCTTATCGGGCTTGCCTAGTTCTGCAACACGCCTTACATCGTCGAATGTTTTGAACATTATTATCTCCTTAAACCGGTATTCCGGTGTCCCATCCGTAGGTACCGCACAGCACCACGTTGCCGTTGTCGTCGGTGGTGGTAACTACATTGTCCACAACAGGTATTTTACCGTCGTCGCCCCATGAACCTGCCACTGAGTCGTACACAAGCTCCTTGAACCACATTGCAACGCGCAAGGTGCCGCCGGACTCGTAGAGGCCGGAGAGGGCCTTAACTGCTGGATTTGTCGAACCACTATTTGGCACAACCGCGACGTGGGAAAGGTTCCTGTTAAACAGATCCCCCCATACGTAACTGTTAACCTCGTAGGTGCGTATCTTTGCCCACATTACGTTGATAGTACCACCAACGGGTACACCACCTATCAGCTCGGAGACGAGGTCCGCGCCTTGAAAGGGCGCATATCCATTCGCGTACCACACATCCCCCAACATTCTAACGTTAGTCGGGTTCGCAATCGGCCTCACCCGCCTTGCCTTGGTCTTGTACTCGACCTTGACGACAGAGTTCGCTAGCATGTCGGCTTCGGAGGTGTAGCCGAGGGCGGCGTAGGAATCAGTAATATTAATATGGAAGATGTTCTTCATATTGTCCCCCGCCCATCCGTACTGAGTCGCGGTTACGTGTGCCCAGTCGCCTAATGAGAAGCTCTGATAATCTCCATCTGCACGACGAACGGAACAGTTTAGATTGTAGATATTATCAATAAACTTACGTGACGCCTTTACACTTATTACATGGCTAGTAACACCTACATCCCCCAATAACTGCGACTGCCAGTTAGGACCGTCCCAGTGGCCAACGTTAAGCGTGGCGTAGGAGCCAACACCGCCTGTGATTGTGTTTACGCTTGCCGTGTCGGTCTTGTTGTTGCCGAGGAAGTACTCAACTACGTCAAGGTTGCCCGTCTGCTGGTCTGCTGGGTCGGATGACTCTTGGAAGACAAAGACGGGGTAGGTGTTGCCTGTGGTGAAGTCTGCGGTTACGTCGCCGTGCTTGGGGTGTAGTTGAATAGCTCTTACTGACGAATAATCACTGTTGGCAAAGGTGCCTTGATAGGGCGCGCCAGAGTCCCCAATCGTAAAGTGCTTATAGTCCGGATTTATGAGCTCGAAGTTCCCATAGTCTTTTAATACTTGCGTATTTTCATCCCTCAGCCTGGTGCCAAGGCTACCCACAATCGTCCCAATTGTAACCTCAGTGGGAGTAACGGACCCCACAAAAACACACTTCCACCGCCCCTCAGTACCCTGCGCCTCGCCGGAAATGAGCTTGTTAGTCTCGGTGCGTAGGACGCTATCCAGGTCCTTTGCATATTTCGGTAGGACGAGCTCAGCCAGCTTGCCCTCCGCATCCAGCACAGGCACGCTGTCCGGGGCAGTCCCCACGTCCCGCAGAGCAGCAGTACCGTATCTGTTAATTTTCTTAGTCATATTCTCTCCTTACCTTATACCCACACCCTCGCCGGGGTAGCCGGGGTTTCGATCTCGTAGGACTCAAGACCAACCGGGATGTCTCCGCGCAGGTTCACATGCCAGCCCTCCACGAAGGTCGCTTCTGTAGTGATGTTACCGTCCTCATTCATGACTGCGGGAGTGTCCACAATCAGACCCACAACGTCGATGGTAGTTCCGTTGTGATAGAAGGGCACGAACTCGTTTCCCACTTCATCAACGGCCAGCAAACCAGCAGAGCGCATAGCCTCAAGCATGGCCGTTTCGCTGTCGAACTTCAGATATTTATCCATGATTCCTCCTAGTTGGTTAGGGCTTGCAGCGCAGTGTTAGTCAAGCGGCGCGGGAAGTAAGTAATGTGCCTGATGTGCCCGTTCCAGAAGCCTACCGTTCCCGTGGAGCCAATATACAAGGCCGTTATCCCCTGTGGGATGGCCCCAGAAGAGTACGTGCCAACATCACCGCCATTGAAGCAGGTCGCAAAACCGTCTTCCGCCCAGGAGAAAGCACAACGGAATATGTCGTCACCCATGCCCGACAGGGTAATATCCCCCACTACCACGCCCGCCGCGCGCGCAAACAACCTACCATCACCATACGAGTTGATATTTAGCCAAATGCGATTGTCGTTGGTGCCATCGTCAAGCCGGGCGGCTACGGGCCGGTTTGCCCAGGCCGACGTTTCGGCCTCAACGTAGATGGCCCCCTCGTTCACACTGAACGGGAATGTACTCGTCGCCACAGACAGAACATCAGCCGCCCGTGTGGCGGCGGCAGTGGTGGTTGGGATAAACGAAGTTGCGAAACTACCGGCTTCGATTTGCGCGTACTTGACATCTCCAGTCACCGTACAAGTCAGCGTTCCGGCAGACGGAGTGAAGGTCAGGGTCACTCGGTCCGGGTATGTCCCCGTGCCAGAGAGCGTTGCAGAATGCGATCCACTGAACACAATGGACCCAGAACCGTAAAAACTGACTGTGTACGGCTGTGCAGAGACGATAACGTTTTGCGTGGATAGGTTTGTCCCGTCAGCCAGGGCGTTCAAAAACAGGTTCGTCCGCTGCTCCTCGATCAAAATCCCCTTGTATTCACCAGTCACCGGGTCGTAGTCGTGGCGCAACGCATTATTGTTGGCGGTCTGGATCACTCCCAAAGAATCGACGTAACTGGCAGAACTCGGCCGTACGAAGTCGAGGCGCGGATGGCAGCCGTTCTCTTCCGCTTCCCAATCCTCCGGGAAAAGTTCAAGCGTTGGGGGAGTAGTGATACCGGGGATATCGAGAAGCGCAAAACCACCTAGCCGACGAGCGGTGCCCTGAGCCCGGTCCAGGGCGTCTTGCAGTCCTGTAATGGCGACAATGGGATGCGCGTCCGATACGTCCCGGTTGGTAAGGTTGTTGTGAGGTCCTTCAGCGATGTGCTCTGCCTCATCTCTCGCGTTTTCCGCAGCGGCCTGGGCAGAGAGGGCCGCGTCCCGGGCGGCCACGGCTGTGGAGGCGGATCCTGACGCTTCGGCCAGGTAGATTTGCATTTCAGCCGAGAGATCGGCGACATTGACATACTTAGGTGACGGGGTTTCTGGGCTGTATATCATTGCCCGGTCAAGTTGTTCCTGAAGCTGCTGGGCAAAAAGCGTGATCCTGTCGCCCATTCGCTCGATCACTTCCGGGTAAAAGGCTGTCAGATTTTGCAGATCCGTTTCTTGTTTTAACTCCGCATCAAGATAAATCGTCAGGTACTCGCCCGTACCAGCTCGATAGTTAGCATTGGTCACGGTCACGGTCCCGTTTTCACCGTCGCCGCCGGTCACGGTGTAATCGGTATCGAGCTTCAACGTGGCCACTGTGCCATTGGTGGCAGTATGCTTCACTACCAGGTCGTCAGCCTCCAGGAATTGGAACGTGACCGGGTACTCTGAAGTCGGAACCGCCGTCCCGACGTACTGTTTTCTTGTTGTCTGTGAAGTGATGGTCATTCGCTAGTCCTCCCACCGTTTGCGGTAAGCAAGGTCTTTCATTTCAAAGTCCGGGTCATCTTGTATGGCGCGCCAAGCCGCTTCCCCGGTAATCCACGCTTGGTCCGTAGGCAGCCTGAGTAGCATCCCGGCAACGTCCAAGGCCTTTTTTGCCGCCATTCCGTACTCGCCCTCTTCAACAACATCTTCATAGCCGTGCTTGAGCAACCAAATGGCTGATTTGAGGCCGCTTTCAACGGGTGTGATGGAATAGTCGTAAGGAGTCACGACGGCGTTCCCGACGTCGCGGACATACGGGAACATCCCTAGCAGGAACAGCGCTGAGTTTTGCGCGGCCCAACCGGTCCACGTTTCATCTTGGTCCTCATCCGGCGGACGTCCAGAAAGCAATTCCGCGACAGAAGGCCCAAGCACGGCAAGCAATGTTGCCGTCCACGCGAATTCTGCGAAGTGGACTTTCCTCCCGCGTAGCGGCTTGCCTATCATGTTGTAAGCGGTGGAAAGGAATGAATAGAACATGGTCGCCATCTTCACGAACTCGGAATGTGATCGCTGGATTTTTGAACGGTCTTTCATTTCGCCGCCGCCCTGACTCATGCGAACAACGCTGTCCGCATACCGAGCGGCCCGTTCATGGTCCCCGCTTTTTTCCATCTCTGCGTCGAACGCCGCGCCCCATGTTGCCACGTCCACCGTATATTTCTGGGCTACGCCGATGAGTCGCAAGAAGACGTCTCCAGCTTTATCCAAAGCCTTTTTGCGCATGGAAAGGGAAGAAAACACGTCTGTTGTCTCCCGGCTCACGTTGGCTATCCTGTCGCGCATAAACGCTGAATTCGCGTCCGCAAACCGTGCCATCGAGAGAAACTTGTCAGGCCTGCTATAGACCTTGAGCAGTCTCCACCAATCCTTTTTAAGCACCGCCGCAGATTGCAACACACCAGCAGCTTGCTGCATCCCAACCGACACTTTGGCAAGTCTGGCAACCGTGGTCCCGATTCGCAAATGCCGGAAAAGCCGTTCCCAGGAGTTTACAGGTTCCGGCGGCACGTTGGCGATGTCCTTTGCCCATGGGACGAGCTGATCGGCAAGTTCTTTCCCTAAATACGTCTCCGCAGCCGAGATGAACTCTTTGTCCCGCAAAACCTTGCCCATTTGTACGACGCGCTCACGGTGCGTCAGGTCGTGGGTCACGCCAAGCAGGTGCTTGGCAATGTCCCCAAGGTCGGTGGAAAGGGGCTGGCTCCCGGCGCTTTGGGCGCGCTCCTTGAGGTGTCCGTGTTTGGTCATGATGTGCGTCGGACTTTTGCCAAAGAGCTTTGCCTTTTCCAGATCCAGCCGGGCCTGCTGACGGGAGCTGTCATTGTGCGATATGATTACGGGGAAATATCCCCCGCGGTATACGCCGTGCGGGGTGCGCACTTCACGGGCCTCAACCTTTGTTGGTCTGCGCCCGGTGAGCCTCTCTTCCAGGTCAAAAGCAGGGCCGCCGTAAGTGTCGATGTAGTCCCAAATAGCCTGGACAAAATCCCAATCGCGCTTGCCAAGCTTGGAAACCACAGCCTGCATTTGCGCGTCCGACCACCCGTCGCCATCACGCCTGCGCGTGTAGTTGCCCTCGTTGCCAAAGTCCAAGGCAATCCGCACGATTTGCCCATGCGTGAACGTCTTCCCAACCTCGCGGACGCGGATTCTCTTTTGCAGCAGCCCCCCCTGCTCACGCGTGGAATAATGGGAGTCAAGAAGGTTCTTCAGGTCTTTGCTGATTCGGGCCAGCATCGTGTTTTTATCACTCGCGGCGTCGTCTGCCGGGCGATAAAACGTATCAAACCAAACCCCCATGTCATCGCCGTCAATTACGCGCAACAAGTGCTCAATTTTCACCATTTCAGCGTCCATCGACCGCAGCCAACGGAGCGTTTTCGCCGCCTTGCTGTACTGTTCCCGGAATCTGTCCCGATCTTTCGGGGCATACGTCTTCTTCAGCTGCTCGACCAACTCACCCACAACTTTCTTGACTGCTTTTCGTTCGCCGTTGATAAGGACAGTGCGTTCTTCGCGGTCCACCGTCTCAATCTGCTTGCGCGCGTCCATTACGCTTCGGAATTGGTTGACAGTCAGGTCTTTATAATCACCCAGGTTCGAACGGTCCGACACGATGTCGGCAAAGGCAACAGGGTAGCCATTCTCGGCAGCCTCAGCGGCCCAAGCGGAAAAGTTCGTGCTTCGGCCTCCAACCTGTTCGCCGCTTGCGTCAAATTGTGCTTGGCCCTCAATGAACTTATTCCACTTCTTGATGGTCTGCTCGATGGTTTCCCCGGCACGACGCTTGAACCCAAAGCGGTAAGCAAGATCAAGCAGAAGGTCGCGCTGGGCCTGACGCATGGTCTTGTGCTTTACCGCGCGGAGCATGGCACGACGTCCGCTTTCTATTTCCTCGCGCACCCTGCGGGCTTCGGCGGCCATCTCAAAATTCAACCGCGCCTTATGACCTGCTCTAGCAGCCGCCCCCCAATCGCCCTTTTTGATTGCAAGCCTTTCCTCTCGCGTGGATCGCTTAACTGCGGACATGAACAGATCAACTCTGGTAGCATCACGCACAGACATTTGTTCCACGGCCCGCCTTGCCTGCGCCTTAAACGCACTTCGGGCAACGGCCTTCCGGCTCTTCGGGTCAGCCTGCATGATCTGACCTTTGGACTGGACGTAGTTCGCCAGTACCCCAAGATAGTCAGCGTAGCCGTCCGTCTGAACAAGAAAGTCTTCCGCTTTGAGCGACTGTTCAAACTCAGCTTGCAATTCAGCAACACGGGCTTTTACGGCCTTCTGGAAGGGGAGGTAGTTTTCCAGGGCGGAAAGAAAGTCTTCCATGGAGGCAAACCCGGCTTCCACCGCAGCCTCTTCAGGGGACATTCCCCCCTCCTTGAAGAGCTTCTTCCCGCGCGGGGGTTTGTTCCCTGAAGATTTGGGGCGTGGTTTTACGCCGTGCGTTTCCGCGATTTCTTTACGCGAGGCCGAGCCAAGCAGGTAATCAACGATGTCGTCAGTGTCGCCGAGATATCCGTTCTGCTCTGCCCAATCCGCCAGCTCGTCAATGTGGTACTGGGAATCCTTCGCAAAGAAGCCGGGGCCAAACTTGCGCATGAGTTCCCGCGTTGCCCACGTGCCATACGCGTTCGTCACGGACGTCGCAGAAAGCACCCGACGGGCGCGGCGCACCACCGGGGATTCAAAATCTTCAATATAGAGATGGCTTAACGCGTCTTCACGCAGAATTTCCAGATGTTCGGCGGACAGCCCAGCCTGTTCCTGGGCAACATCATTTTCCAACCGCTCTATGAACAGGTTGAATTCTTCATGGCCGATGTTTAGTTCTTCCCAGATTCCTCCGAACGGGACTTCGGCGTGGGCGTCAAGGATTCCGATGTCGACTGTCCCATCGTCTCTGGACGCAAACTCTCGGATTTTTGCTTCAATTTCCGCATCTCGTCGCGCAGATTCAGTAATTGTGCCGCGCGAATAATCTGTTCCCTGGTTGGGGGACTGTACTTGTCCTCGCTCATTTTTAGGCTCCTGCTGCTTTTTCTTTTCCCCAAACCGCCCACGGATGGCCTCAACGGTCTCCTCTCCCCATGTCCAGGCCGCGACATCAGGGTCAATACCTCTCCCGGCCACAATCTTGTCCATGGCAGTATGGACGCCCTTTGCCGCAATCTCTTCTTCCGCTTGCCGCTTCCAGTTCTCACGGTTCCCGCGAACGCCTTTTTTTCTGGCAGAGAGCAAAGCGGCCTCTGCCTTCTCCTGTGCATCGCCCATAATGCGCGAAAGATATTCCTGATCCTCCACGGAGATGCCGAGGCTGTCCATTTCCGCCTTTGTCATAGGGGACAGCCCCACCATGTCAGCAGCAAGCTCAACATTCGATTCAGCAACCAACAGGCGGTCAAACACGCCGCGAACCTCAGGCGTAAGTTTCGCGTCAAGCTGTGATATGTGCTTGTAGATCTGCTTCAGCCAACGCTTAAAGCGGGCAAACGCCCCCATTAGTTCAGGCGTAGGGGCTTTGCCTTCCATGAGGTAGGTTTCAAAACCTCTTGCAAACTTCTCATGCTTGGCGATCTGCCGCGCACGCTCCCTCTCCGCTTCTGTCAACGCGTCAAACGTCCTGCCGCCAAAATGCGATTGAACGTACTTGCTATACGACTTGGCCAGAGCTTCGTCACTATCGAGATCAGAAAGCCACTTGCGGGCAACAAGATAATCCTCTTGCAGGGCTTGATTCGCATAGCCTCCGTCCACAAGCCTGCCCATTTCTTCAAAAAAGACGTGCGCCATTTCGTGGAACGGTGTGGAGGCGTCCGCGTTCTCAAACAGGTTCACGATATACCCGTCAGATCGAATTTGCGTTGCGCCCTTGGCCCCCTGGTAAAAGATCCTCTCATCGTACGGGTCAAACGTCCCCAGGTTGTAAACGGACTTGATTTGTGTGGGGTCGAAAACGGCATATGTTTTGTGTTGGCCTTCGTCGCGGGTGTTATCAACAAAGACAACACTGTCGTATCCCTCTTCGCGCGCCCAATTAATGAAATCGGACATCATCCCGTCTGCGTAGTTCCCGGCGGCCTCTAGAAACGTTTCCCACAAAGACCCATCAACAAGACCGCCATTCTCCTCCAGGACCGAGGGGAGGTTCCCGCCGCAGTAACCTTCTGCGAATTCTTCAATATCTTCTGCGCTGTTAACATATAGCGGGTCTTCAGCCTGGAGATACACTTTAAAAATACTGTCTCTTCCATCTCCATATTCAAGGGCAGCGTCTATGTCCGGGGTGAAAAACGTTGCTTCAGATTGAATACTATCAGTTCCCTCATTTGCTCCAGGTGTGAACACAAACTCTTTGTCACTTGTGTCTCCCATTTGCGTCCCGTGGTACACCACCAGCGGCTTGCCTTCCGCATCCACCACCTGGGAATCGCCGAACCACCGTTTGAACTCCGGCGTGTCGATTTTGGCCTCGCCGGTCTCCTGGTTGTAGGTCACCCCGTCCACGTCCTGCCCCGCCACGATGTTGCGCGGCTGGTTGAACTGTACGCGGGCCATCAACTCAGACGCGCTCACGCCGTCCGAACGCATGGCAAGGGAGGTTACGGCCCTGGCAAGCGTCTGTGCCGCCTCTCGGGCCACCTGGGGGCTTGCCCCAACCTGTATGGCCTCAGCCTCAATTCTTTGCTGCTGCGCCGTGAATTCGGACTGTTCCGAAGCGTAGGCGTCGAACCGCTCTTGCAGCTCCCCGGCCTCCATGGCCATGCCTTCGCGCACCTGCCGGACAGAGTGTGCGCCGGGGGACGGCTTGATCGAATCAAAAAGCTGTTCCTTTACTTCGGTCGAAAGCCGCGTGTGGAACGCGCCCAGGTCCACGCGGATATCGCGCCCCTGCTCCGCGTCCTGCACCACCTTGACGGCTTCAACCCCGAGCGTCCGGGCAAACTCTTCAACAACTCCGGGTGCGCTTTGGTTCAGCTCCAGGATGGTTTCGCCTTCAATAAACGCATCCTGCTTGCCAAGCCCCATGTGCTCGTCCAGGAAACGTTCCATCAACGCGGGGTCACGCTCAATCAACCGTTGGCCGTTGGTGTCCACGGCCTCGGAAAGCTGTCGCTGGGCGTCGGCAAAGCTAGCTGAAGCTGCGTTATCGGTAGTTTCGTGCGCACGGCGCTGGATGCTTGTAACCAGACTCGGGCCAGACCCACCCAGAAAACCCCCAACAAAAGATTCCAGATTGCGAAGGGAGCCGACGACTTCAGCGTGCAATTCGTCATCCCGCAACCCACGGGCAAGACCACTGAAAAGGGCTTGGTACGGCTCTTCGGCGTATTCCGTCAGCCCCTCTGAGGTCGCCCCGAGAAGCCCCCGCGCCGCACGCCCGGCAAACGTCCTGGCTCCCTTTCCGCCAAGAACCCCATCAAGGCCCAGCTTGTTGAGCGCGCCCGTTGTAATCCCGAACAAGATTGACGAGTTCAACGCTGTTTGGTTGTCTACATCTTCAGATATAAGCTCGTTAAAGAGGGCCCCCGCCTCCATCATCCCGCCAACAATCCCGCCTACGGCGGAGCTGCCACCGGACATATACGCGGCGGCAATCGTCGCGGCGAGCGAAGGCGCGGCCTCCCCAAATGTATTGATCAAAAATTCCGGGTCGCTGAAAAGCCCCCAGTCAACGTTCCAATTCTCATCAACAAGACGCCTCCCGTCTATGACCTCGGACGGCCTTAACCACTCCACGCCCTCAAGCAGGTTGCGGATGTTGTCGGCATCATCTTGCGCCCAATCTCTGAGGCGGGCAAAAGACCCGTCATAGCCAAGACCAGTCGCTTCGCCGAACCCCTTGTGCATCGCGTCAAGGCCGCCAAACACCATCCCGATCATTTCATCAACACTTGCTCCGAGATGCGGGATGAATTTTACAGTCTGTTGCCCCAGGGCCATCGCCGAACGCGCGAAAGCGCCCGGCTTGTCTCCAGCCTCTTCTATTTTAGCCAATGCTTCCGTCTGATCAAACGCAAGCAAGGCCGCTTCAGGGTCGGTGAGCAACATGCGCGTGGCCTTGCTACCCTTGAGCGCGGCACTGGCCCTTTGGTTGTTTGCCAATTCTTCGGCGTAGTCCGGGGCTTCCTGCACCGCCCGCAGAGGCACGCCGAGTTGACCGGCAATCGCTTTTTGCTTGGCCGTGTCATCCGGGTTTACCCCTGCCATGCCAGCCAGCCGGACATTGCGCTCGGACGGGTCCGGTTCCGGCGTGCTGAAGTCTATGCCGTAGATATCTTCAGACGGGCTTGACCTTTCCACCTCCGGGACAAGCGGGGCTTGCAGCGGACTTTCAGGCTCCGGCCGGGTTTGGGCGTCATCTCCAAAGTCTATGCCGTAGATGTTGCCCATTTACTCCTCCACCTGGATAGGTTCGTTTGAGGCTTCCCCAACAACGCTATTGGGGGCCATGAGCTTGCCCGTGCGCTGGAAGTGCCTCCATGCTCTGGAGTCCATATACGACCCCGAGATATACGCCTTGCGCCAGAATGTGTTCACGTCCACGCCGTGGACCCGCGCGACGTGCAGCAGGTATCGCTGGTGGTTCTCGGGGATATCGTCAAACTCTACGGACTCGTTAAATTCAACTATGTCTTCTTCGGTAAGATTATAACGCGGCTTTTCCGTGTCAAAAATCATGCCGCCCTCTGTCACAACCTCCATGCCGAGGATCGCGGCCATGCGGCGGATATCCTCTGGTGAAGGCTCCTTGCCGCCATTTGCGGCGCGGTAGGCGTTCACACGCTCAAGCAGGCGGGAGTTGAAAATCGTCCTGTCGCGCTTTTTGACGCCATAATCCTTGTAGTCTCTGGAAATCTCCTCAAGCACGGACTTGCTTTGGCTTTGCTGCAAGTCTTTGAGGTACTTCCTGTCCTCCCGGGCCAGCTTGAACGCCAGGTCATCCACGTTCACGGCCTCACCAGCCAGAATGCTGTTCATAGCCTGGTCATACGTCGCCGCGTCTGTAACGGTGTTTCTCCCGTCCACAACGCTATTCACCGCCCGTAGGGCGTTCGCGCTCGTTTCCGGGTCGCTCAAGGCTTTTGCCTGAAGTTGAAGCACCCGCAACTCCTCCGGGGACTGCGCGCTTTCAGCGGCCAGCGTGAATCTTGAAACCGTGCTTTCCCGTTCGCGGGCTGTCTCTTTATTGCGCCACCGCTCAAACGTCCCGATCCAGCCCATGGACTCGCGAATCAGTTCCGAATCATCGCCAAGCCTACCCCGGAGCAGACGGTCATAATCGGCCGCATCTCCGCCAGGGTATCGGCCCGTCAAGTCAACTGCGATATCGTAGGCCTCAGCACTACGCGTGGCCTTGCTCACAAGCCCGACAAGCCCTTTTTCAACCTCCCCCCCGATCTCCCCAGCGTGCTCCTCAAGGTATTTCTTGGCCATGCCTGGAGTACCCTCGGACACAAGCCGGCGCACGGTCCAATCGTGCAGAGCGGTCAATTGCTCCTCGACCATGGCAGTCGCGGTTTTGTCGTCCAGTCCTTGAAGTCGGGCCAGCCCACGCACGTGGGCGCGTAGCATCTCCACGTTGGCCTGCCACGCGTCAGGGTCATCAAACGTATCGAAGGCATCTTCTTTGGCTTGTTGGATGGTCGCCTTTGTGGTGGCCACCTCGGCCACGTGCTTTTGATCGGACTCGTGCTTGAAGGCACGATCCAAAGCAACGCCCGAGGACTGCCGGAAAAAACCATTGAACAGGTCACGCTGCGTGCCGTTGCCAAGCTGGGCTAAGGACTCTTGGTGAATCCTCTCGATTTCGCTTTGCGTGGTTTTTGATATGCCAAGAGCGTCATGCCCCTGGCGGTTCATAATGCCTTCTTCCGGGTCATACATCAGCGCACGGACTTTCTTTTGCGCTTCATAAAGCGCGTCCTTTGCTGCCCTGATGTCGTCACGTTTTTTTATGTCCAGGGCCACGTTGAGCAAGTCTTGCCCGACCTGGCCGGACCTGGCAGTGGCTTCCGCCACCTGCTCCCCAGCGGCACCGGGGACAACCCGCCCAGGTACGCCCCCTTGCAGCGGCTTCGGCGCAATACGCCGCTCATATGTGCGTATTTTCGGCATAGTATCTCCGGCTACCCCTTCAGTTTGTAGTATCCAGAGGCAACGGATCCGGCCCCGGACAGCAAGCTTCCCATGGCGTTTATCCTCCCGGCGGTGGCACTGTTCGCTCCGGATAAACGGGAAAGTCCCGCCTGCTCACGCATGCCAATGGCATTGTTGCGGTAGCCCCACTTTTCCTGTTCGGTGTTATAGTGGCTCATGCGATCGTCGGCCCTGGCCCGTTCGTCCAGGTCCACCTCCCAATCAAGCGGGGAGCCGGACCCGAGCTGTACGCCGGACGCCCCCCACCCCGCACGACCAGCACCGACCATCTTTGCTGCTTGGAGCGCAATGTCTTGACGCTCCATTCGGCCGCGATACTCCGCGTCCCGCGCCTTCATCTCCGAGATATTGGCCTCGCGCTCATACACGGCGGCCTGATAATCAGCCTGGGCCTGAGCCGCCTGCCCCTGCTGCATGGCCCCCAAAACACTGCCTGCCGTGCCCAGCGCGGACAGCGCCAAACCTGCTTCAGCTATTCCGCACATATCATTTCCCCCTCAAAATGAACCGTCGAAAGGGCGCACCTTCCGGGCCGTAGGGTTTCGGTTCTTCAAACTCCGCCCCCAGCCACTCCAGCCAGGCTATTGCTAAATTGTTTTCTGCATGGACGTAGTTGGCAAGTGGATTACGGACCTGAAGCATTTCATTAACGTAATGACGAGAGTGTTTTGCAAAGGCCACGGACCACTGTTCAATGCCCTGTGTCCCCAGCATCCAGATCGTTCCCCAGGAGGAGAGCAACGGCCCCTCTACCACGCCGAACATGGCAATGGGGCTGGCGTCCTGGAAGTCCAGTACCGTCCAAACCCGTGTGGAATGGCGAAACGAATCCCACGCCGCCCGCTCAGGGGTCATGTGGTGGGATAGCCAGACCTCCAGGCGGTCAGCCTCGCGCATCCCAGCCGCAATAGCTGGGATATGTCCTTCCTGCGCAACCACAACATGCCTGCTACCCGCCAATTTTCACCTCCGGGATGATCGCAAGGATAGTAAAAGGCAGAGGCAACGTTTGCCGGAAAAGAATCCTTCCGTTGGTGTTCCACGCGGGGAGAAGGGCCACACGGTAGTCTTCGATACGAAGTGGCAGCATGTCCCCCCATAACTTCGGGAGCGTCTGCTTAATATCGACAAGGCCGCGTTCGTCCGGCCCAATGGACCCGCCCAGTGAATTTTCAAACCGCAATGTCACGGCGGTGACGTTTTTCTTCCGGCCTTGCATAGTCTCGCCGCCACCAGCCTCAATGTTGAGAGTCTCAATGTCAGAGGTGAACGGCAGGCCCACTGTCGCCACGCTGGCGGCCTGGGGAAGCGTCACCTGGCCGTTCGTCACAACCTGCGGGGCAACGGGGGACCCATCCGCGAGAATGGCGATAGTTTTGCCCTCCAAATGTTCAAGCCCTGAAATTGTCGAAGCCGGAGTGCCGCTGTATTGCAAGCCGCAATCCACGAACCACGCTTGGGCCAGGTCTTGCCCCGGCAACCGTTCAGCCAGTTTTTCAATATAGAAAACTGTGGAGCCGTTCACTTCCCGCTCCACGGTAAAATACGTTTCGTCCGCATCGTCCCCTTCCAGCACGGCTACATCTCTGAACAATCCATCTGTTTCGTGCCGGTGCCAGGCCCATACCTCGTGCTCTTTCAGGTAGGTGTGCCCAAGCAGCACACCATCGTCCCGCACACACCAAATGATGGAATTCGGGTCCTGCTGATAGGCCCACGCGACAACGGAATTATCACGCAACAAGTGTTCGGCCAGCACGGTCAGGTCTGTCCCGGTATAGCTGTCTGAGGTCAGTTCATAGGCAAAATCACGCACAACCCGCCCGCCACGCTGGACAAACAGAACAGTGTTGCCGATCACGAGCGGGGGAAGGTGCGTACAGCCACGATACCCCTGCACCTTGAATTGCATGGACGTGGGGCTAAGCGCATCGGAGTTTTCGCCGGTGGTGAGCTTCCACTCGCCCCCGGCAGTAAAGATGAGCAAATCCTCCATGGGCACGAAGTGGCGCACCTCGTTGACCTGCCGGGAAACAATGGTCGCCTCTATGCCGTCGGAGTCTTTGAGCGGGGAGGATGTGCCAAAGTTATTGAACAAACCGTTTTGGCTCCCCCAAATGGTTTGCGGGTCGTTCATACTCCCACCGTAAAATAGTCTCTGCTGATGGAACGATACCGCGCCAGGGTACTCCCCAACCTCCGCAAACCCGGAGAACGCCGATTGCGGCCCGTCGCCCACGTCCGGCTCGATGTTAGTGTCCTTGAAGCTATTACTATCGGCCTGCCCAATCCAGCCGTAGTAACCGTTGCTGTTTTTATAAATGTTGTAGCTTGACGCCCCCTCCACAGCATCCCACGACAGATCCACCCATGCCCCTGCTTCCCAGTTGTTGGAGGGCCATGCGTCCGCAACGGTAAATGCTTCAGATGGTAAAGATTCTTCACCGTCGTCCCCAACAGCGGAAACCTTGTAGTCAATCGAATAGGTGCCTGCCCCCCCGTTGGTGGCCGCAGCCCCGCCCGCGGGTGCCGTAACACCAGGGGAGAACGTTTGCTTTGTCCACTGCCACGCTGTGTGGGAGGTCCGGCTCAACAAGTACGGCGGATAATCCGGATGCGCGAAATAGATCGTGTCAGCCGATTGGACAAATTTAAGCCTAGCGAGATCGGACGCTGCATACGGCGTTGCCACTCGTAAAACCGAATCCACTATCCAATATTCTTCCCAACTTGTTCCCGAACCTGGCTTGTTGTCCGCCTCAGAGGTGTGGTTTGTGATGCATCTGTAAATGGTTCCGTCCGTCGGAGTGTAGATAAAATCATCCCCTTCATAGTCGGCAGATGCCCCCCACTCGGGCGCGGTGCTGGCCGCGCTTTCTTCCCAAAAAGATTCCCACCCAGTGCTGGACGCGCCCGGCTCGTCTGTGGGGCTGGACGTATGGTCTGCGATGCACACATAATCCACGCCAGCGTTCACCACGTAGTCACCAACATAATACGCCGTGGACGCGACCCACGATGGGCGAACGCTGCCCGTATGGACCACGAATCCGCCGTCCTTGATCACGCGCATGGTATAGTGCCCAAACTCCAGAATATATCCCTGTTCTGTATTGAACTGGAACGGCACCAGCCGGGTCAACGAACCGAGAGATTCCCCAACGAACACGGTGCCAGGACGATTGCTTACGCCACCGTGGGCATGGACAAACGCGTTTCTGCACGTTTTTAACGCGGTCCCATACTTGGCCAGATCAACGCGCCCGTGCAGACCAGGGCTTATCTCCCCGCCCGCGAAACTCGGTTGGATTATGCGCACATCTAAGCCCTCACGGAAACGAGCGTTGCGGTCTCGCTTGGCTTGCTTTCAGACGCATCTACCCCCCGCGCCTCGAACAGCACTTGTTGGTAAAAGCTCATCATGTTTGATTGGAATCCGCTTGATTCCGGGAACACCCCGGCCAAGTCGGCAGCAAGCCGTAAAGACAACGCATCAATGAACAGCTCGTCGAATTGGTTTGGGTCGTCCTCGTCGTGGATATATGCGAGCTTGGCGTTTTCCATGTTTGTCATCAGGTCGCGGCCAAGAATCTTGAACGCCACACCAGGGACTGTGGGCTTGGCGTGTAAGGTGGCCGTGTAGATGTCGGACCGCACGTATCCAAGTGTGTGATCCACCGACACCTCAGCCAGATTTGTCAACTCAATGGTCCGCAAGCATCGCGATGGCAGTGTGTAGCGGAAAACGTACCCGTACTCGGGGGGTGCCTCCGATCTCGCCAGCGCGACAACGCGCGTCGCAAAGTTCCATGGATGCCCCCGCAAAGTCGCCCTTCGGGCGCGGGGGTAAAACTGCTGGCAAAAAGCGGCTTCCGCGCTACCCTCATCAAGAGAGGCCACAGGGCGTTGCCCGATGCGGGCCAAAGCCAGATTGCAAATTCCCACTTCTGATGCCATGGCCTATACCTCCGCTAACGCGCCGGATGCGGCATGGACTTCCACCCCGTTTGCACGCAGCTTTTGAACAATTCTGATTGCGGGGGCAGCAAAGCGGGAGTAGTTTTCCACCAGCGGCGCGCCCGCGACAAAAATTTTCCTGTGTCCAAGTTTCTCCGCCGCGCCAAGAGCCTCCGTAAGGGAACCGCCTTGATCTGGATTTGCCAGCAGGTGGGGGGAGAGAAGACCACTGTGCGGCCTGTTTGTGATGAAATGCGGCTGCACGCCGCCGGACCAGCCCATGCGCGACCACATCAGCCGCCATTCGGCGAGCATATCCGGATGCACGCTGCACCAATAATGGACAGGTGCCTTCCAGCGGAACGCCGCCCGGTTAATGGCCATGACCTCGCGCTCCAGCGGGACGTCCAAAGCCGCCACATCCCGCAGCATACAATCTGCGTCCCCGAGGATGAGCAAGCAATCTCCCCCACGCTTCGGAAGCGGCGGGGATGCGTTTTCGGCAGTCTCGTTTTCCCACCGGAAGTTGGCTGGCTTATCTTGCTCACTCTCGCAAAAAAACACATCGCCAGGGACGTAAACAACGCCTCTGTGCATGGTTTTTTTAGTGCAGATCGCTTTCATTTTCTGGCCTTTGAAAGAGGCGGGACCGCAGCCCCGCCCGTTGTTCTGTTATGGCAAAGAACTCTCTGCCTTCTTCGCTTTGGACTTGCTCTTGACCCTTTCGCCATTGGAGAGTTCCCACCACCCGCCACCAACATGTCGCGGGAACACATTGTTTTCTTCCCGTCCAAACCCAGGATGGTCCACGGTGTCAGCGGCTTCCGGTGTGTCCCCGCCCGCCACAGGGGCGAAGTGCTTCATCCATGGCCCAGGCCTAACCTCGACGCACTCACCTGCCCGGACAAACCTACTTTTGCCACCCATAGGTGCGGTGCAATCCCGGATGCAAACAGCCTTCATGTGTCCCCACCTAGAACTTGTTCGAATCGCCGTCAGGTGAGAGGAAGATGTCGAATGCGCCAGCCGTCAACGCAGCGCCGCCGACGATAATCTGGGCCTTGAGGTAGCGTTCGCAATTGCCTGGGACCACCACACCAGCCGGGCCGGTGACTTTATGCCCCTGCGTTAGCGTGTCCTTGCCGATGGCACCGGAGTCCCACAGCGTGGTGTAACTGTCAGCCACACCATTGTCCGAGCTGGTCATCAGCTTAAACTGCACGGTGGCCGCGCCGGAGCTGGTCACGGCAGTGGGGACTTGTACATGTAGCCGCATGGGCCGGGCCAGGGCATCGCCATCCGCGCCAAGATCAACCACGTTGTCACTGTCGTGGGTGGCAACCGTCGTTTCTTCCTGTGCATCGGAAAAAACATTGTATTTGTCTATGATCATGGTGAATCTCCTTGATCGTTATTGGTTAGGACGCCTGAGGCAGGGCCGATTCGGTCAGCAAAAGCTGGTCGGAAACAACCACCGGGACCTCGTCAAAGTGCATGACCTTGCGACCCTCCACGGTGTCAAAAGTCAAATGCACATTCGAATCGGAACGCATCTGGAGCCGCAGCATGGTGCGAACGCGCTCATGCATGACCCACATTTTTTTCCCGCTCCCCTTCACCCGCTCGGAAAGCCGGATCATCAGATCTATGAGATCAGCGGCCCCGGAATCTGCCTCCAGGTTGGACATGTCGATATTGCAGATACGTCCCACAGACCGCCAATCACGGACTGTCAGGCCCACGTCCCACTTGTAGTGGGAAACATAGGCGAGGTAGTCGCCCGCCGGGTTGCCGGAGGCATCGTAGGCAGTAGTCAGCTTCTTGCCCATGTTCTCGTAGTTCAGGCCCGCCTTGGATCCTTTTGGGTAAATGAAAGAGCAGGCGTTATCACCCCAGGTAATGAGCCAGATGGACGTGTTGTCCGACCCTGCCCCACCGCCATGAATGACATTGTAATCCGACTTGGTATTGTCCGGGGTGGCCCGGCAATATGCGTTGTAACGCGGGTGCAACCCCGTGAACCGCTCGGGGTGGATGGACGTATCCCCGTAAAATAAGGTAGCCTCAACGTCCTGCTTGAGCCCCTCCATATGGGGGGTGTGCTCGGAGAGGAGCGCGGCCTTGGGGTCAGTGGACTTGTCGATGAGGTCCACGTCAATTTTTGGCAGAGCCTCCAGCATCCCGGTGCCGTCCATGACCTGCTGGGTGCTGGACTTGCTGGACTGAATACCACCATAGATCTGTCGCCAGGTGCCAGAGGGCAGTCCTGTACGAACCGTTGTTTTGTGATTCGTGCCGTCGTTACACTCCAAAAAAGTGGCGTACTCCAGGGTCTGGTGGTCGTCGTTTAAAATTTCAACGATGGGAGCAATTTTCCCGTCCGGGTCTTTCCGCTTGGCAAGGTCGGCCAGGGTCAGATTACGGGTACCAACGGTTGTCATTGTTCTATCCTCCGCGCCCTCTTCTGGGCGGTTTTATTTAAACATGTCTCCAAACAAAACTTCCTCCGGTCCCTTGGGGCGGGATGCGCCGCGCGCCCCTTCAACGAACGCGTCATCGCTGATCGCCCGCCCGGCGTTGGCAAGGAGTTTCACCAGCCCCGGGTGGTCGCCCATCCACGAGCCAGTGATCATTGCGGACGTTTCCGGGTCCGCCAGTTGCTTGAGCGCTTTTTTCGCAAGTCCCAAGCTCTTTTCGTATTCGGGTTCCGCTTTGACCTCTTCCCGCCATTTGGTGCGCTGCTCGTTAAGCTGACGCACCGCCTCGGTTTGGGCCTTGACCTGCTGCTGCGCATACACGTCAATCAACTTCTGGGCCTGGTCCTGCCCAAGCCCAAGCTCTTTGAACACAGGCACGGCTTCGGAAAGAGCTTCCTGGTCAACGTCCATGCCTTCTGGCATAGTGAACTCGTCATAGTCGGCCGGTTCTGCTTCCTCGACTTCGTCTTCTTCGGTGGCCTTTTCGGGGGCCTCGTCAGAAAGTAACGAAGACTCCTCAGCACCTTGCTCTGGTTTGTTGTTGTCTGCGGAGCCAGATTCCGGGTTGCCCTCGGTGTCCGCACCGGCTTCGGTTTTTTCCACGACAGCTTCAGCTTCGAGGTTGCCCTCGGCCCCAGGCTCGACGTTGCCGTCCACCTGCTGCACGTTGGTTTCGTCAACCATTGTTTGTCTCCTTGGAAATGTTTTCATCCTGCATGTCCCCGAACAGCTCCGGGCACGCCTCCAGCACGTCGTTATAAACTACTAGCCCCACGGCCCGGCGACCCTGCTTGTAGTAGGAAGCTACCGGCTGTTCGTCGTATGTCGAAAGGAACACCCGGCACTCGCCGAGCAGACGCCAGACAAACCGCCTGCCCGCTTCGGTGCTCATGACTTCAAAAACATCTCTTAGCTCACGCAGACGCCTTGACCGTTCGCGCTCTTTAGCCGTCTTGAGCTGTTCCGGTGTTTCGATTTTTGGCACGTCTACACCCCTCCCCCTGTCAGCGCGGTCAACGCATTATTGCCGTCTAGGTCCACCTCGGAGAGCACCTTGGCGCCCTGCGCGGCCTGGCCCATCTGCTCCATTTGCTGTTGCATTTGCGCCTGCTTCTGTTCGTTTTGGATAATGCCGTTCACCTCATCGTCCGTGCGGGTCAACTTGGGCGGAACGCCCAACCTGTCCGCATAGTCCTCAATCGCTTCCAGCACGTTGAACTTGTGCCGAGCCTCAGGGTAAACGGCAGTCAGGTTGCCGACGTACCCGGCCAACTGTTCGTTGGCTGTGATGCCCACCATCTTCTGAGCCTGGGTAAGCACGTCGATGTACTCCACACGCAGATCCATACCGTCCAGCTCTTCCGGCGGCGGGGGGATTATTTCGGCTTCCATACATTTGTTGAACGAAACAGTGATGAGCGGGTCCAACAGGTCGGAATGAACCGCCTCGGAAAGTGGCGCAAGCATGAGTATCTTTTCTTCGTGCCTTTCCGCGATCTCTCGTGCCGTCACCTCGCGCCGGTCACTCATGGCCGTAAGCAGAAAAAGGTCGTTATAGAAGCCAGCCCGGATTGCCTCTCTGAGGTCAACAATCATGTCCTTGGCAGCTGCGATGTTCGGGCGCACCTCATGCAGAGGCCGCAGCCCGGGGCCAGGCCCCCCCCCATACGTCTCGTAGCTGATGCCCCCGGGCATGGAGTTGATAATTTCGGACTTGGCGTCCCCCCCAGAAACCAACGGAGGGTCAACCTCTTTGTCTACACCTAAGAGCGTTTTGCGCTTAAGGTGGTAGAGGCTCTTTACGTCAGGTAGCACGGTCATACCCGGGCCAACGCCGTACACGTTCGACCCAATTACGCCAGATCGCGGGGCCAGGATGGGGAAATTGTCGAAACCGAGCACCGCCAGGACCCCGTTTCCGTCTGGCTCCCAATAGACCGATCGATACTCTTTGGAGCCGGATCCGGCGTGCTTCATCCGTGAGTCGTTCGGCTCGATCAGGTGGACCACCTGCCGCCATTCGTGGCGGTTGTTGCGATAGGCCGCGCGCACCTGGCTGGACACGTTGTCCTCGCCAAACTTTTCCACCATCTGGCGCGGCGTCATCCAAAACTCGCGACAAAACGTGTCCACCACGCCGTTTTCGTTTTGGTCCAGCATGTATTCACCAATGGTGAACGGCCGGAACCGGACCACTTTTTCAAAGGAGTCAAAGGCACCCATACAGCCCGTGCCGAAAGTCCCCAGTTCTTCGTAGACCGAGGGCAACGCCTTGTAGAGGTTCGACTTGCCAAACACATAGCGGACCACATCTTCAGCGATCTTGAGCCACTGGAGCACCTCGCGGTTTTCCATGAGTGCAGTATCCTGCAACCCGAAGCGGAACCAGGGCCGGGCCGGGCTTGTCGTGGTGGCGTGCAGGCCAGACCCAAAGTCCCGGGCCGCCTTTTGCGGAAGCCCATCAAAGATGCGCGAACGCTTCTTTTTGCCGTCATTGGCCTTGTCTTCAGAAAAGGAAAAGACACCGTTGTCAGGCAGAATCAGCTCGGAAAGCTCGCGCCAATGGTCAAGCCACTTGCTACGCTCCTGGGAGAGGTCGCGCCTACGCGATTCAAGTTTTTCCCGAAACGTCTTCATGTCCTTCATATCATTGTCCCAAGGCCGTTTTTTTCATTGTGTTTGCCGGTTTAGTCAGTCCCTGGCCACCGGTCTTGTTTGTCCCGGCAACGCCAGCGGCAAGCCGGGCCTTTTGCCGGGCGTCGTCCCGCGCCTTTTGCTGGTCCTCATCCGTGTATTGCACAGGTGCAGGTTGCGGCTCTGCGGGCGGCACACTCGGCATTTTCGGACTTGAAAACATACACATTTATTCCCCCAGCAGTGATTTTTGTTGTGTGCTCGCCTGCCCGGATGCGCCCAACGCGCTTGTCTTTATCCTGGACGATGCAGCGGCGGCCTTTTGCCGACGCGCGGCCTCATCATCCCGCCGGGCTTTTGTCCCCGCGTTGGCCTGGCGCACGGGGGCGGGCGCTGGGGGGGCCGGGGGAGGCGGCGCAGGCCTGCCACCAGAAGAACCACACATTAGTAAACCTCCACTATGTAAAAAATATACGCGGCAGCGCAGAGGAAGGGACACGCCCGTGCGGCCCAGCGGGCGGCGTACGACGTCCCGTAAGAGCACCACGCGGCAAACAAGCACAGCACGGCCGATGCCACACCGTGTTGAGACCCCACATCAGCCGAGAGCCACAGGGCCGCGATAGCCATCGTGAGCCCGAGGACAAAGCGCTGAACCTGGTTGAAAAGTTGTCCCAAGTACCAATGTGCAGTGAAACCAATCTGATTCAGTTCTTTCTGGTCCATCAAGCTGCCTCCAAAGGGTTGTATTCGACACAGTTTTTGACCACACCGCCGCCCACGCGAGGCGGACGGAATCCCACGGCAAGGTAGCGAAAAGCGTCCGCGCCATGGCTGGACCAGTCGTGCAGCGGCTTGTCCTTAAAGGTCTGGCGCACATCGTCCCACTCGCGCTGGTAGGCCCAGAGGCTTTGCAGCCCCTGCTCGCACTTCTTTTGGTCGAAGTGGCACACCGGGAGGATACCGCGCACGGCCTCTTTGCCGTCGTCGAAGCTGAGCATGGGCGCGATGTCGAAATTAATCCCCAGACCCCGGGCCGTGTCCAAACGGCTCTTCCCGGACGAAAACTCGCGCACCCGAATATCGTGGGGGGCAATGTGTTTGCCGTAGTTGTAGCCCTTTTGGGTCAGCACACTGGCGTAGTGCGGAAGCCCCTCACCGCTGGCCTCGTAGTAGTCCACGATGCGATATTCCCCGGCATGGCCCACGGGCAGATGCTGAAAAAACCAGATACACGTGGAGTCGCCCACGCCCAAATCCCAGGCCGTGTGCACCAGCAGATTCGGCTCCACAGGCACCTTGCCAATGCGCCCCTCGTGCTGGGCAACCTGCAAAAGCTGGCCGTAGTAAGACCCACGAGCCACCAGGACCGGATTGCCCTCCCAAACATGATCGTACTTTTCCGGGTCTGTCTTGCGGCAATGCTCCATTTCCGCCCGCAGCACGTCCGGGAACCACGGGTTGTCCCGCCAGCCCACTTTGCGAACCAACGAGTCAGGCGGCGGAGTCTTGACCACAAACCGCTGGTAGACAGGCCCGTTGATGCGGTCCGGGTTAAACGACAGCCAAATTTCAGACCCTTGCGTGCGGATGGTCGGGATCAGGAGGTCCAGACTTTTTTCCGAGACCGTCTCAGCCTCTTCGACCCACACCCGTGTGATGCCTTCGAACGATTTGATGCGCTCAGGATTGAGCCGCAGCCCGGAAAAGATAAAAAGAGAGCCGTTTTCGCCGCGTATCTCTGTGTCCGTGGAGCGGTAAAAGGACGACAACCCCAAAGCCTTAATGCGGTCGTCCAAAAGCCGCTTGACCGAATCGCGAATCGAATTTTGAACCTCACGGGCGCAAAGCACGCGGTGCGGGGATTGCGCGGCCTGGATGAGTAGTGCGTCGGCAAAGGCCCAACTCTTAGCCCCGCCCCTCCCGCCGTAAAAAACCTTGTTACGATGCGGCTCAAAAAGGCCCTTAAAAGCGGCAGGGATGCGAATTTCTTCGTTATTCATCTTCGCCAGCCTCCACAAATCGGACCTCGATAGATTGCCGGACAGGCCCGCCGTCCGCGCCCTCAATGCCCAGCCGGTCACCGTATTTGCGCGGCCGGAGCTTGGACGCCACCCACTTGCGCGCGTCACACCGGACCTTGACCGCCTGCGCGTCGTCCTTGCCCGTCGCGGTGTCGGCAATGTCCACAATCTGGTCTGCGAGGTAGTCGGCTTGCATCTCTCGTGCGCGCGCATACATCCCCCGGAAATCCGCATATCTCTCGTCCGCCAGCCACCGCAAAACGGTATTGTACGTGGGCATCCCAGACCCCTTGAGCACGGCGACCAGCGACTTGCCCTGCGCGATGCCCGCGCAAATGCGTTCGGCCAACGCCTTGCTGTACTTACTGGGCCTGCCTTTTTTTGCCATCGTCTCCAACTCCAAGACCCCCGAAGGGTGGGTTATTCGGCGGCTTGTCTCTGCCGTCCCGGCGTCCGTCCTGCGAAATATCGGGCCTGCGGAGCTACTCCGACCGTCTCCCGCGTTGGGCGTCCCCTGCCGTCGTCGCAGTGGTGGGGACCATTTCGACCGCGCCCGTTTATCCGTTATGCCCCGCCGTGGGGCCGATCGGCGCACGGAGGTGACAGCGCCGCAGGACTTCTTTTTGTGCTGGCTATCCCAACACCCGGAACAGCCATGCCACGGCCGCACCGCCCACCATGGACCCGAGCGCGGCAATAACCAAAATTTGTGCGCGCAGCTGCTCCAGCCGCTGGATGCGCCGCTCTGCGTCGGCTTGGCGTCCCTCCATCGACGTTATCCGGCTCATGCGTGCCTCGCAGCGTTCGCCAAGCAACGCCTCGATGCGCGCCAGGCCCGTTTGCACGGCCGCCGACGTTGCCGCCGCTTCCGCGCGTAAGTCGTGGATAGATGACCAAATTTCGCGAATATCCTGCTCGCTCACTTGGCTACTCCAGCGTGCTTGTCCCAACTCCGGAGCGCCCCCATGCCGAGCAGCCCGAAGATCAGTTCCCAGAGCATGTCGTCGAGCGTGGGCAGGTCGGGGGCATCCGGCCACCAAGCCGCAGCCGCGACCAGGGCAAAAGGCCGCAGCAAATATTGGTAGGCAAGTGCGGCCACGCAAATCCACCCAATGGCCGGACGCCATCCAGCCACAAATATGGAGCGGTGCCCGGCCTCAACTCGGTTGATTTCGCGCTGGTCTTGGCTCTCGGCGATCGTCGCGTCCAACAAGGCCTTGCGATATTCGGCCTCGGCCTCGGCGCGCGCGTTGGGGTCGGGGATCAGCCCAATGAGCTTGTCCACCACTGGGCCGACCAGCGGGATAAAGGACGCGAGGCTCACGGCGTCCCCCCCCTGGCATCCAGGATGGTGATAGTCCCGGACGTTGCCCCGGCCAGCGCGTCATGCAGCTTGGACACGGCCTTTCGGCTTTGCCACACGGCGGGCAATTTTTCGTCCAGGCCCAGGCCCAGCAGGATACAACCTTGCGTATCTCTGGGGTAATTCCCGGGATGGATGAGGATTTCGGAGCGGCCCGGCACGTCTGACAGCTCGATCAGGTCCCGGCCAAAGCGCGGAGAGGGCAGCAAGTCCCAAGCATAGACCCCGCAGGGCACGCAGGAGACATTGGGCTGGTTGCCCAACCAAGGTGGCTCAAGGGTGTAAGCCACGGCCTTGCCACCTACATATATGCGGCCCAGCACGGCGGCGTTGCCCCAAGTGTGTCGCACGACGGTCAATACGCAGCTCATGCACTGACCGTATCAGGCCCGGCGGCCTGCTCGCAGGGGGGCTACCTGCCACGTCATTGCGTGCGCTCTTTTTTGCCAGACGCTTTTAAGCTTTTTTCAAACTTTTTTACAACTGCTTAATTTGCTTAACTTTAATTTTAAAGAAAATGCTTGCATTTTGCGTCGGGATTGTGCACACTGTATTTGCGAGCGGGGGATAGGCCCCCCAAACAAAACAAACCGGAGAGACACAATGCAGACCAAGACCAACGCACCCATCATCGCGGACAACAACCCCGAGCGTCAGCTCTTGAGCGCGGCCATGCATTACGAGCTGCGGAGCTGGCTGGAGTGGCGGCCCATCGCAGGTCAGCCCCTGCCGGACGGCACCGAGTACGACGGCCCGGCCGAGTACCAGATCAGTGACGTCAGCCTGCGGGAGGACGGCGCAACATTTGGCGCAGTCCTGACCGTGCGCACCCCGTCGGACGACGCCCCACTCTTTGGCGCAGGCCCCGGCTACTCAACGACACGCGAGGATATCTTGCTGACGTTGCATGTCGGGATAGACGATAGCGCAGCAGATTTGCCCAGATATAGTGTCATGATCGCCCACGATCCGGAGAGCACCACGCCAGTCCTGCGCCAGGACGCGGACCTGCTCAACGAGTTGGGCAGCAACATGGTAATCAATGCTGAGTACCTCTAAAAAGTGAAAGACGAAGGAGAAACTTAAATGAAGGTCTATGTTTACGAAATCGGTGAGTTCCGCAGCAGCAAGCACACCAAGGTCTACGCGGAGAAGCGCGAGGACCCATATCTGGAGCGGCACCAAGACACAGGACTCCCTTATGCGGACAGCCTCGCAGAATTAAAAGAGGTCTGGGAGGTCCCCGGAGCCTACGCCATCGATGACGGCGGGGTGGCGCATGATAACATGCCGCTTACCGGGAAATGGTGGCCCAAGGGGAGCCGCAAGGTTAGGGAGGGATGATTGATGCCGACTATCACAATAAGGAACATCGACGAACGAACGGTCAAGGCTCTTAAGCGCCTGGCCAGGGAGCGGGGTATCCCATACAACTCCGTCGAGGAGTTGTTGCGTAGAGAGATCGACAGCATGACTCAGCAGCGTGCGACCCTGCCGATCAAGCTCTACATGGCCCCAGAGCTGCCGCGTCACTACGTGGCCGAGCTGGATGGAAGCCGCTGGATCATTCCTTCAACCACTACCGGCCGCCAAGCCTGGGCATCAGCCAAAGAATACAAAGGCAAATACGAGTTGGAGCTGCTGCCGGATTATATGGCCAAACTATACATGCCAGAGGCAGGCGCGGAGCCATAGAGGCCCACCCGGTCAAGCCCTTTGGCCGGGTTTTTGTCTCAGCTACGCCGCTCGTGGCACCCGCGCCCGCAGTCGCACATACGCCGCCCCGACCGCCCCGCCCTCGCCGTTGTAAAACGCATCGGCGTAGTCAACCGCCGCATCAAAGTCAGCAAGCGAGGCAACGAGCTGCACAGCCGCGTCCCGGCACAGCTCCAGGGCGCGCACCTCCTGAGCCTCCACCTCGCAGATCCTGTCACCGTGCGCCCGCCGCAGCCCCTGCCCACCTTCGCGGACAACAGCTGCCAGCGCGGCCACATCTGCACCGTCGCCATGATCACGCACCAAAAAAGAAGCGGCCATGATGTCGTACATGTGGCGGAACTCCGCCACGGCAAGGCGTTTCCGTCCCGCGCTCATCCCTACCCCCTGGCCTGGTTGATGGTTTCTGCCATTTCCCGCGTCTCGGCATCCCAATCCGTTTGCCGAAACTCCATGTACTTCATGGCCTTAGCAATGTCCTCGACGCCATCCCCCTTGCCCTTCAGCCCGGCCCGCATGCGGTACTTGATCTCATTGCCCAGGCAGTATGCCCGGAACCCCTCTGCCCCCAGCACGGCCCGGATAATGTCAATCACCTCCACCGGGTAGGCTGTGTAATGGCTTGGATGATTTACGTTGTCTTCGTGCACTTCTTCCTCCACCACTCCCGCACCTGTTCGATGTGCGGACAAATTAAAAATTCACGAATGGGCCTTGGCCGGGTGCCCCGCCTTTTTCCCCAGGCCGCATCGCCCCAACAAAACTTCCCATCAGGGGACAGGCAAGGCAGCTTGACCGCGTACTTTCCCCCGTCCTTCTGGCATGGCCGCCCATCTGTCATGCGGCTACCCCGTATTCAGACTCTTCCAGGTATCGGGTGATCACCTCTCTGGCGTCGTCCCACCCGTAGCAGACAACAGCTTCGTAACCGGCCTCCACCAGCTCCCGTTGCCATGCTTTTTGATTGCCCCGGACACTCCCGCCGGGCTTTTTCATCTCAACGAACAACCCATGTCGGCCGCAGGACGGCCAGGGCAAAAAAATATCAGGCACCCCGGCTTTGACGCCTTCACGTTTCAACACCGCTCCGGTCGCCGCGTTCCTGGCCCCGCCGTTCGGTATGGCAAACATCAACCGCAGCATGGGGTACCTGCTTTCAACCGTCCTGGCCCACCGAAACAAAGCTACTTGATGTTGGTGTTCAACGTTTCTCATGCCGCTTTTCTCCTTTCCTCAGCATGTTGCTCACGCCGCTTCCGTGCGGCCTCCTCGTTAGCCTTCCAGTTATCCGCCCGGCGCACCTTCGTCCGCCTCACGTCATCATCCAAAATCGCCAGCCGAACCGCGCCCACAGCATATCCGTTGTATGCCATCACCACACCCCCACAGCTTGTTTGAATTTCTCGCCCAACGCCGTCCCATTTTCAATTTCTTCCCCTGCGGCAAAGTCCGGGTCATAAAGCTTATAAAGCGCGGCTAGGGCCTCAATACAGCGCAATGCGGCCAAACGCCGTCCCATGGGGAAACGCGGCACACTTTGGGCCACATCCTCGACCCACAAAAGCACAGCGTTGAGATACTCCACGGCGTTGACCTCTTCGCCGTACTGCCGCGCCAACTCGGCCTTGAGCGCCCCGATCTCCCGGCGGTACTTGCGATAGTCTTTCGGGCAAAGTTCCAACCGTTCTCCACTCACGACTTCAGCCCACCATCTGCCGCGCTCAATTTTGAGTCGCCCCAGGGCACGGTCCGCGTTGCGGCGCATTGCCCCGGTCAGCTCGACGTTGGCCCTGCCCACGCCGTCAATCACGGATTCGATCAAATCCATGGCCAGAATTTGCCGCAAAATAGAGCGCGACAGGATCATGCCGCCTCCTCCCGCAACATCCGCAATGCCACATTCACGGCTTCAAACCCGGAATAGCCCTGCTCCCGGGCTGCACGCAGTAACGCGGGCATCCGCCCGGTGGTTTGTTTCGGTTCCTCAATGGCCTGCCGCCGCCGCATGGACGCGGGCAATATCCGCTCCTTGCGGTTCGCCTCCACCATGCGCCGAAGCCCTGCCGGAGTCGGGAACCGTTCTTCCTGGCGCATCCAACGATCAAACCCCAGCTGGATTTCTTCGTGGTGGATGTCCTGCAACGCTTCGCCCCACTTTTCCGCCAAAAGCTGGATCTGCTCCGGCCCGCGATTGGAAAAAGGGAACACCTGATCCGCATCCATCACGGCCAGTGTCAGGCATTCCATCCGCCCCTCAGTGCGGCGGTAATCCAGTTCCCGTTGCCGCATATCCGTTTTCCTCCTTGGCTTCCCGCACTTGGCGACGCAGTTTGTTGACCATGGCAGCCTTTTGTTCTCCCAGGCTTACCGGCGGGCTTTTGCCTGGCGCAGCTTTGCGCCGGGGCTGGTCTTCCCAGCGCTTCCCGGTCAAATATTTCACCATCAACGGGGCAAACCCGTCAGCCCAAGCCGAATCCTGCTGGACCATGAGCTGGATGTGCTCCCGAATGGCGTACGACGGGGCCAGCGTGCCGTTGCGCGCCAGGCGCACCCACTCCCGCCAGGCGTTTTCCTGGTCTTGCTGCACCGGGTAAACCTGCCAGCAGGACAAAAACGCAGGCCACTCAGGGTCACCCCTGGACGGGCAATCCAGCTTTTTGGGCTTGGGCGGGTTGCCCGCTTGCCGTTCGTCGGCAGGGGGCAGACCGTCGGCCGGGTGGCCGTCAGCCTCGCGCGCGCGTCTTTCTCTCTCTTCTTCTAACTCTGTCTCTGTATCTGGTGCGACATTGTCCGGAGCTTGTCCGGATACTTTAGCCTTCTTTCTTGTGTATTCATCGCGGTATTTTAATAGCTTAGGGCAATCCACGCGGATCAATTTTTCACCGATTTCCACGGAAAAAAGACCAAGTTTTGACGAAAAGTTGAGAAAGTTTCGAAACTTTTTGGGCGAAATTTGCGTAAAACTTCGCCAGTTTTTCGGCGAAAGCTCGACAAAGGTTTTGTTGTCGTCATCGTCGAGCTGCTCCGCGATGCGCTCTAAAAGCAGCCAGTACAACCCATACCCTTCAAGACCGAACTCGTCCCGAATGCGCAAAAGAGCTTCATCTAAATGTGAAGACGCCATATGCTTGAACCAGCGCATTTATTTATCCCCCCACCCCAAACATCCAGCGCACCAAGCGCGGTATGCGTTGCAGCTTGCGGCGCAGGGCCACGGCCTCGCGGTGCCGCATGTGGGCTTCATGCGCCTTTTCTTGGGCAATGCGCTTCCAGGACGGCCGGCGGGTGACAACGCGCTCAACAGGCATAGCTACCTCAATGGCGCATGGTTGATGTCGCGGTAGTCCACGCCGTTACCGGGCAGCAACTTCAGCGGGTCAGTGGTTGGGACGAGGTTGGGGCTTGCAGCCCGTCGCGATCGTTCCCAGACGCTGCGCCCGCAATCCTGGCCGCAATATTTTGCCGTGTTGCAGCGTGTTTCAAACTCTTTGCCGCATACCAGGCAGATCTTGGTCCACTTCATGCCGCGTCCCTCCTGGTTGGCAGTTCGCATACGCCGCGCACCCGCGCAAAAATGTCTTCCAGTTCCTTGATGGCCCGTTCCAGCTTCGGCCCGATGGCCACATAGCCCTCCCCTGCGTTCACGGCCTGCATGTACTCGCTCACCGCGTCCAACGCCTGGACCAGTTCGTCCTGCATGTCCCGCCCGTCCGGCTGGGCGTCAATGCAGACCACCCGGCAGCCGCACCGGGCCGCAAGGTGCTGGAGCGGCTGGATGCCGCCGCAAACCGACAGCATCCGCACCAAATCCAGCACGCCGAATTTGGCTCCGTCGTCCGCCGGGTTCAGTTCGCGCATCAGCGTGGTGTACGGCTTGCCCATCTCTTCGGCGATGGCCTTTCGGGGCTTTCCGCTGGCCTCAATCATCTCTTCGATGGCGTCCAGGATGTTTTCATGTTGCATGAGATATCAACCCTCACTGGATAATTGTTTTTGGATGCTTCCCGCGTTTTTGTGGGTTCATGGAGATAGACCTTCGTATCCACTTCAGGCGTCAAAAGGGCGGCGTCCTCGCCACAGTGCGAATGCTCACCGAGCACGATATCCACTTCCACCGCGTCTTGCTTCCGCCGGATGTGGACCCGGCAGACGTGCAACTCGCGCTTGCGGACAAGGCGCTCAGGCACTTGCAGCGCACCGGCGGGCCAGGATCGCGGGTTGTGACCATGCAGGCACCGCTCCCGGCTACCGCACGCTAAACGCGGCCAGGGCCAGGACCATGAGCAAAAAAAGGGCTTCCAAAGCGGTCATAAGGCTACCTCGCAGAAAGCCCCGCCCAAAGGCTCGTCGCTGCGGCCAAAGACGACGCCAACGGCGCAGCAGCTTCCGGCACTGCGGACACGCCAAAGTGCACGCAACCACATGCGATCCCGGCAACAACGCTTGTCGCCATGCAGAGCGCGATTGTGGGCGTCCTTCGGACAAACAAAAAAATACATGCCCAGCCGCAGGAGGCGGCCCAAATCGACACAGCGCAAATTCCGTATGCACTCATGCCGCCTCCTGCTGCTCCCCGTCGGGCCGTGGGCGCTTGTCGCCGTAAAGGTCCGGCCGCAACTCGGAAAGCGGGATGCCCAAAGTTCGGTGGTACACGAAAGAGGCTTCTCCGGGGATTCTGTCAGCAGAGCAGTGTCTCCATACGGAAGCCTTCGCCCCCCCAGCCAAAACGGCCAATTCGTCATAGGTGAGCTTTTTGGCCCTTCGAAATTTTTCAAGTGCGTTCATGTCGGCAACAGTACCAAATCTGAAACTTTTAGCAAGTAAAAATGCCAATCCTGAAATTGACGCACAACCGGGCCATGATATTAACGGAGCATGGGGATTTTACACGTGAAGATATTAGACAAAATCAAAGCGTTCATTGCTGAAAACGGTGGCGTTGACGAAGTGGTCAAGCAAGAAATTTTAATTGGGTCGCGGTCTACCCTCTTTAGAGCCACGAAAGAGGACAAACTCCCAGGGGGAGACACTCTTTTGTCTTGGCTTGAAACGCTTAATGCGAAAATAATTTTCCCCGGTGATCCTTGTTTGTCCAAGTGCGCGACAAAAGAGGCCGCAGCGGTTGACGCAGCCATACTTGCGATGAGAGGCGCGGGGATGGCCGAGCCTGCTGTCCGGGCCGGTGCTGTCAACGAGCTAGATTCACAATTCGAAAAAAAATGCAGTCCAGAATCGACTGAGCAAACAAAACGTGCCAGTTAAAGGTGTTACGTGGCGGCCTTACGGGTTCTCATCGGTCAAAAAATAGGGTTGTTGATAGGGGAAACTCCCAACTTGTACTTATAAACACCGTTCGCAGCAGAACAAACAAGGAGACACCATGAGCCTTGTCAGCAGGGTCTGGCGCGGGGAAATCACACTCTGGAAAACGTATTGGTTTGGAGGTTTGTTTCTGGTAGCCTTAAGTACGGTCTGCGATCTCTTGGTCCTATTCCTTGCGGAGCGGGTTGCACATCACAAATTGCCCGCTACCACATTCCTTTTGCTCCTCATTGCTTTTGCAGCCGTTAAGATTTGGTCCTGGGGGCTGCTTTTGGGCGGCGTCTGGCGCAGCGCAGGGAACTATCAAGGCCCGGCGTTCTGGAAAATTCTGGCCCGCATCGTGGTGGTTATCGGCGCACTCAGCCTAACGGCATTCGCATCAACTTTTTTGCGGGCGTGCACCAACATGGTTGAGGCAGGCTATTACAACGGCCTCTCATAACCGGCCACAGGCCCAGGATAAACAAAATCAACAAGGGTTCAAAGATGCTGACAGTCGCCGGATTTGTTGTTGGGATTATTGTCTATAATCTTTCCGCATTTATATTGGCCAGCCTCTTCTTGTTGACACAAAAAGATAAATTCATTTTTGGTGCCGCGATTGGTTTTTTATCAACCTTCAGCGCGACGTTTGTCTTTATGAAAACAGCGAAACACTGGCCGCCCTCCCCCTGGGTGTCGGTTCTTTTTTTCCTCTTCCTTTGTGGTTCAGCCTTAGGGCCAGCGCGAAAGATCCACGCGTACAGTGGTGGCCTTGCCGAAGTCCCCAATTGGCTGACCGGACACTTTTGGGGAACAATCTGTCTGTCTGGGATGACAATGTACAAAATGTACTTGTAATTGGCCCGAGAAGTATGCCCTAATCCGCAAGAAATTGAGACCAAAATGGCACACATGAGCAAGGCTTACCTGCTATTATTCTCCTTGTTGCTTCTTGGTTCTTGCACGCCGTCAACCTGGCACTACGTCCGCACCATTGACGGTGACACCATTGTCATGTCCAACCCGAGCTGGCCGGAAGTCGTCGGCCAGGGAATCCCCGTGCGCCTTGCTGGATGCGATGCCCCAGAGCTGTCCGCCGAAGATCCGAACCTGCACGCCCTTGCGGAGCGCTCCCGCGACGCTGTACGCCACATCATGGAACACGCCACAACCATCGAGATGGAGCGCATTAAGCGCGGCATGTATTTCCGCATTGTCGCCAACGTCGTTGTTGACGGCGTCCCCCTTTGCCCGTTGTTGATTCGCCAGGGCTTGGCCCGCCCCTATGACGGCGGCAAGCATCCCTGGTAACCAACCTCTCCTGACCTCTTTCCATTTTGGAAACAACTGTTCCCGCTTCGGCGGGATTTTTTTTGGCCAATCTATTTCAAATTTGAAATTTTATCTTGACCTTTGTTTCAAATTTGGTATTCTCTCTTCACCAACGCGGCACACCGCCCCGAAAACCCTCGCCACGGCAGGAAGTACGGGCAGGAGCCGCGAAGGTACCCGGCCAGGGCGGCAGGGAGGCGCGAACAGCCGAGAGGCTCAGTAAACGACCTAGAACGAGGCCCACGATGGACGGGGAAAACGCAAACATGGAGGCAAACAGATGCGAGAGCTGGCCGAAGACGAAATTCAAATCCTGCAACGACACAGAAAATTCCTTGCTGGCGAGGTTGGCGGAGAGCTGGCCGACCTGAGAGGGGCCGACCTGAGAGGGGCCGACCTGTTCAGGGCCGACCTGAGCGAGGCCGACCTGAGAGGGGCCGACCTGAGAGAGGCCAACCTGAGAGGGGCCGACCTGAGAGGGGCCAACCTGAGAGAGGCCAACCTGAGAGGGGCCGACCTGTTCAGGGCCGACCTGAGAGGGGCCAACCTGTTCAGGGCCAACCTGAGAGGGGCCAACCTGTTCAGGGCCAACCTGAGCGAGGCCGACCTGAGAGGGGCCGACCTGAGAGGGGCCGACCTGAGAGGGGCCGACCTGTTCAGGGCCGACCTGAGCGAGGCCGACCTGAGAGAGGCCAACCTGAGAGGGGCCGACCTGTTCAGGGCCGACCTGTTCAGGGCCAACCTGAGAGGGGCCGACCTGAGAGAGGTCGACCTGAGAGGGGCCAGCCTGTTCAGGGCCAACCTGTTCAGGGCCAACCTGAGAGAGGCCGACCTGTTCAGGGCCGACCTGAGCGAGGCCGACCTGAGAGGGGCCAACCTGAGAGAGGCCGACCTGAGAGAGGTCGACCTGAGAGGGGCCAGCCTGTTCAGGGCCAACCTGTTCAGGGCCAACCTGAGAGAGGCCGACCTGAGAGAGGTCGACCTGAGAGGGGCCAGCCTGAGCGAGGCCGACCTGAGAGGGGCCAACCTTGATTTCTCTTGCTGGCCGCTTCACTGCGGCTCGACAACTCCCAAAGTGGACGACCGTTTTTTTGCACAACTCATTTTTCATCTCACGCGTCTAGACGTATCTGCGGCTTCGGGCGGGGTTCGCGAGGCGATGGATTACATCCGCCAGATGGCCGCGGCAGACTTATTTTGCGAGTACCGCCACGACCTGAGGCGGATTGACTAGCGTCCATGTCAGAGAGTTTTGGCATAATTTTCCCCGCTACCGGCTCCGTGTAGGCGTCAATCCACGGACAGACGCGAGGTGCAACGGGCAGCATAGGGTTTCTCCAACCCACGGCCCTGCCGGGAGGCCCAAAACCCCGGCAACATTTCTCATTAACAAGTCGTGGCGGCCGACTCTAAATGCCGCCGGGGAGTAAGAAATGCAGCATCACGGGCAACAAGATTTTCTGGAAGAGTGGCGTGCGGAATATATCCGCCGCCGCGAGTACGAAAACAACGATAACGGCCTGCTCTGGCGGCTGGCCATCATCGTCCTGGCCGTGGCCGCTCTGATCGGTTCCACAGCCTGGATATAAGGAGGGAAAGAACATGTTTGAGCTGAGACACCCCGAGTACCGGACCACGGTCATGTTCGACGAATCCGAGGTCCGCCGCATTCTCACGGACGACGGCCTGTTTGTGGGCACGGCCCTGGGGCTCATCGCCCGATGCGTGGACGGTGAACCCATCAACTACCACGGCGGCACGCTCCGCTACGTGGCAACCGCGGAGGCTGCGTAAATGGAAATTATCCCTACCTGTGGCTATTGCGAGAACTACGACCAAGGTCTGTGTGACGCGGCCCACGACCTGCTTGTGGTGGACATGGGCTTCCCCCCGTTGGAGATCCGGGTGGACGAGCGGGCAGACGCCACGAACTGCCCCGAATTCGAGGCCACGGACGAATACTACGAGGACTTAGCCCGATGCTCTGACACGGACCGTTACAACGGCGTCAGTCGTGGGGACGATTACCCCGGAACGCTGGCTGCGTAGAAAATATGAACTCCCAGACAAAAAACGCCCCCTCGCGTGAAGATTGGCTCAAAGAGCGAAGAAAGGGGCTTGGCGGCAGCGACGCCGCCGCAGTGCTGGGCCTCTCCCCGTGGAAGACCAATGTGGAGCTTTGGGAAGAGAAAACCGGACGCCGCGAGGAAAAAGACATCTCTGCGGATTCATGCGTCCAATACGGCGTAGCCGCGGAGCCGGTGATTCGCGCACAGTTTGCCCTCGATTACCCGCAGTATGAGGTGTTGCACGAGGAAAATGTTTCCATCGCCAGCAGCGAACACCCGCAACTCCGGGCGTCTCTGGACGGCAAATTGATCGAACGCGAAACAGGCCGGGTGGGCGTCCTAGAGATTAAAGCGGCCATGATCAACAGCCGCGCAGACAGGGACAAATGGAACGACGCCGTGCCGCAGCATTATTTCCTCCAGGTTTTGCACAACATGGCCGTTATCGTCGCTGATTTCGCCATCCTCAAGGCCCGGCTCGTGAGCAACTGGAACAACGACTTGTGGGTGGCAGAACGCAGCTATTTGTTTGAGCTCGACGAATACAAAGAGGACATGGCTTACCTCGTCGAAAGGGAGCTTGCCTTTTGGAGGCTGGTTGAAACCGGCACGAGGCCGGACCTCATCCTGCCGGAAATATAACAGTTGGAGGATGGTAGGCAGATGTTGCGCGACAACTGCGAGGGCGGATGCTGCATCAATGCGAGCTACTGCAAGATCCACAACAAGGAAGACTACAAATCCGGCGGGTGTAAGCGATACCAGCCAGGACCGGGAAACAAAGGAGAACGTATGTCTATGGAGCTGAAGATTTTTAGCCCAAAGGAAGACGGCTATATCAAGGCCATTGAGTTCAATTTTGACGAACTCAAGGAGGAATTGGAGGTCCGGCTGGAGAAGTATCAGGGGCTGGCCTACACCGACGAAACAATCCAGGACGCTAAAAAAGACCGTGCCTCGCTGAACAACTTCAAAAAAGCCTTGAACGACAAGAGATTAGAAATCAAACGGAAGCACATGGAGCCGTACAACGCGTTTGAAGCCAAGATCAAAGAACTTGTCGGGATGGTGGACGCGCCTGTCCTGGCCATCGACGCCCAGGTCAAGGGATATGAAGAGCGAAAGCGCGAAGAAAAGCAGCAAGCAATCTACGAACTGTGGCGCGCCCAGGAATCCGAAATCAAGGGCATGGTCAAACTGGAAGAAGTGTTCAACCCGCGGTGGCTGAATGTGTCCTACGCTATGGACAAAATCGAACAAGAAATCTCCGCGTTCCTTTCTAAGGTCGAGGAAGAGCTGAACCTTATTTACGACCTGGAGACCGAGCACGAAGGTCAGGTTATCCGCACGTATCTGAACAGTTTCAACGTGGCTCAAGCCCTAGCCGAGGATAAAGCACTCAAGGAAGCAGCAGCTAAACAGGAAGAATACCGCAAGCAGCGCGAGGCCGCCAAGGCCGCAGCGGGAGAGGCCAGAAAAGCAGAAGATGCGAAGTCCGCCCAGCCCAAACCAGTTGTCCAGGCCGCGCCGCCAGCACGGGACGCTGAACCGGAGCCGGCTCGAGACATCCCCGCCACGCCTATTGTTCGACAGATGGACTTCCGCGTGTGGGCCACATCAGAGCAGCTTTCTGGGCTCAAAAAATACTTGGTCAATAACGGAATCAAATACGGGCGCGTCGAAGACAGCCGCCAAGCCGCATAAAGGAGACCATCGGCATGAAACCCAAGAACCAGCTCGCACCGCGCCAGGGCCAAGCCCCGGCCACGTTTTCCAACTTCATCACCGGCGAAGGCGTCCGGCGCAAGATTAACGAAATGGTCGGCGGGCAGGACGGGCAGAGATTTATCACGTCCATCATTTCCGCGGTCAGCGCGAACCCAGCGTTGCAGGAGTGCGACCACAGTACGATTTTGAGCGCGGCCATGCTGGGGGAAAGCCTCAAACTCTCCCCATCAGCACAACTTGGGCAGTTTTACATTGTCCCGTTCCGGGACAGGAAGAATGGGCGCACCGTGGCCACCTTCCAAGTCGGGTATAAAGGCTACATCCAACTTGCCATCCGCTCCGGCCAGTACAAAAAGCTGAACGTGCTGGCCATCAAGGAAGGCGAGCTTGTCAGCTACGACCCGCTCAACGAAGAGATCGAAGTTGACCTGATCCAGGATGATGCCGCACGCGAAGAAGCGGAAACCATCGGCTATTACGCCATGTTCGAATACACCAACGGTTTCCGCAAGACCATGTACTGGTCCAAAGCGCGGATGCAGGCCCACGCCAAAAAATATTCCCAAGGGTACGCCAAAGACTTGGCAAGAGGCTTGTCCTATTCGTTCTGGTCCAAGGACTTCGATGCCATGGCCTACAAGACTATGTTGCGCCAGATTATCAGCAAGTGGGGAATCATGTCCGTGGAAATGCAAAAGGCCATGGACGGCGATAGCGCCATCCTGATCAACGGTGAACCGCAGTATGTTGACGTGCCCGCAGACCCCCCCAGCCCAAGGTCCACGCAGGAGGAAGAGGAAGACTTTTTCTCTGAAGCGGAAACTGAATCCCCCAATGCCGCCGCCGAAACAAAACCCACCCACGGGGGCGCGACCTGCCCTATCACGGAAGCCCCCGTAGAACCCGGTGATTGCGACCAGTGCAAAGAGCGCGGGCAATGCCCCGTGGTCAGCCAGGCCGCCTAACCTCCCTCCCCTACACCCTGCGGGGCTGGGCCGTGCAATGCGGCCTGGCCCCCAAAAAAAGGAGAAAGAAAATGCAGCTAAATGTGACTATTGATCTTGGCGACTTGTATGGCGAAGAAATGACTGTCGAAGAAATAATTACGTCTGAAATGCGACAGCAGGTGCTCAGTGAAGTCGCAAAGATAATGGCTGACGGCGAAGTCAGAGCCATGGCTAAAGAGATGTCCAATTCTGTCCGTGGGGAGATCGAAAGGCTCATGCGTGAACGGGTGGACTCTTTCATGGGCGAGGAGATTGCCCTCACTGGACGGTGGGGGGAGCCTGCCTTTGTCGGGACGATAGAAGACCTTTTGAAAAAGACATTCGATGAAACTGTCATGGCCCCTGTTGATGCCAGGGGAGAACGCCTAAGTGGTTGTAGCTCATCCAGCGAAACGTACCTTGAGTTCTCTATTAAAAAGGCGGCCGAGAAGTTTATGAAAACGGATTTGCAAAAGGCAAAGGAGTCTGTCGAAAGGGTCATCAGAGGAGAGATCAAAAACCAGCTTGAAGAATATAAGGCTGGTGTCCTGAAGGAAGAAGTTTCAGAGGCTATCAAGGCTATCCTTGGCAAATAGGCATGAGAAAAAAGGAACTAGGCGAATCAAACATCGAGGAAACAGGTGAGCACTTTATGCTGTTCTCCGCCAAAGGTGAAGACGACGGAAGTCGTGTCGAAGGTATACTGAGTTGCAGCCCAATCGCCCTGTCCGCAATGCTGCTTACGGTGTTAAAGCAGAATCCCGGAGTTTTATCCATGGTGCTCGCGCGAATTTTCTCAGAGGGTTCTGCCAAGGGAGATGAGGCAGCAAGGGGAGCAAGCAGTATAATGCAGTGAAAAAGGAGAAATAATGTCCAAATACACAACAAAACAGCTCGTGGACCTTCTCCGCAAGGGTGACCCGTTGAGCCACAAAATACTCAAGGTCATTGCCGACAGGCTGGAGAGCAGCCATCGCGAACACGCACACCGCTTGGACGAAGTGCGAGAGCTGCAAGAAAAAATCATGTGGTTCTTGGAGTGCTGGGAGATGAAACCGCCGCAAGATGCTGGAGCGTACAAAGAGGCCGAGCAGACATTGATAGCATCCGTGGATGCTCTGGCCGACAAGGTGGAAGGACGCTCCCCGTTGGTACTAGATGACGAACACGACGTGGATATCTTTGTGGAGAATATATTCCGTCCTGCCTTGGTGGTCACACTCAAAGCAGAGAACCACCGCCTACGGAGAGGGCTGGAAGAAATCGTTTCCACTGCCGAATCCGATCCTGAAAACCAATACGACATGAACAGCTATGCCGCCGGTTATTCTGGCGGGCTTGAGGAACAAGCGCAGAGGGCGCGCGAGGCGCTGCTGGAGAAGGATTCCCACACGCAACCGAGCTATTAAGAAACCCTTAATAGCTGGAAGGAGGCAAGAATGCAGGTTAAGCCTATTTTGTTTAGCGGTCCGGATGTTCGGGCTGTCTTTGACGGGTGGAAGACGCAGATGCGGCGGGTTGTTGAGCCGCAACCTGACGAAGATGGGCTGTGCAGGTGGGCGCCAGACGCACCCGGTGTTCCATTTAGCTATGAGCATAACGTTTGGCGTGACACCTCCGACAGTGTTTACAGGCCACGATATGTCCCCGGTGACATTTTGTGGGTGCGGGAGACGCACGGTTTCTTTTGCCCTGGCGACCCCAAAACCGGCTTACCAGACCGCAGCGACATCCGAATCATCTATCCAGCAACCGACGAAGTTCCGGACATCGGAGTCGATGAAGACGACTGGTTCATTGATGAGCGTCCGCTCCCCATGCGCCCCTCCATTCACATGCCCAAGTGGGCGTGCCGTTTGTGGCTCCGCGTGACGGACACGGACGTAGAGCAGATTCAGGACATGACGGAGCAGGGCGCAGAAGCAGAAGGGTTCACCTCGATTGCGGAACATTCTCCAGGCAGGCCAGATAAGATGATAAGAACAGCTCGCCAATCGTTCCGCGACCATTGGGAAACCCGCTACCCCGGCTCGTGGGAGCGTAATGACTGGGTGTGGGTATACGAATTCGAGCGTTGCGAAAGGCCGGCAGGGTGGCCAGAGAGTGAGGTCGCGGCGTGACGCTGACGGTAGGCTCCCTGTTCTCCGGCATCGGAGGACTTGACTTGGGTTTGTCCTGGGCCGGGATGCGCCACAAATGGTTTGTGGAGCAAAACCCGGATCGTCAAACCGTGCTGGCCGACCATTGGCCAGATGCGACCATATACGGAGACATCGATGCCATCGACCTCTCAAGCCTTGCTCCCGTTGACCTCATCGTCGGGGGATTCCCCTGCCAGGGCTTTAGCCTCGCCGGGATCCGAAAAGGCACGGCAGATGACCGTTTCCTCTGGCCAAAAATGTTTGAGGTTGTGCAGGCTGTCCGCCCCAGATGGGTCTTGGCAGAAAATGTTCCTGGGATCACTTCTACTGAATCCGGAGTGGCGGTCAGCAGAGTTTTTTTTGACCTGGAGAGTTGTGGATATGACTTGCTCCGCGGTCCAGACGGGCACCCTGCGCTACTCGATATTCCGGCTTGCGGAGTCAATGCCCCGCACATACGCCACAGAGTCTTTTTCGTTGGACACCGCATCGAGGATGACATGGGCGACCCCTGCCGCGAGGGATTACAGGCACCCGAACAGCCCGGAAAGCCAGGAGCGAAGGAAGCAAGGCCGGGAGAAGGCCGGGGAACAGCTGCCCAACCAGGTGGCACAGGAAGTGTGGAGGACTCCGCAGGCCGCGATGACGAGTGCCAAGGCGAACGTCACGAAGCTGAAAGGGAGAGAGGCCACAGACCCGCAGGTGGGGTTGCCGGACCAAGTAGCCCACTTGACCACTGGGACGCCGCCGAACACATCCTCTGCAACGACGGGAAAGCCCGCCGCGTGCCCACCGCTGAATCCAGGATTCGTCTTGTGGCTCATGGGGTTCCCCGCCGGCTGGCTCAAATCTCTGGAGCAGGAGACGCGGTAGTGCCCCAAGTCGCATACATGATTGGCCGGGCTATTATCCAGGCAGATACGGAGGACCTAGCATGAGCACATGCTTGGAAGAAAAGACCCTCTTGAGGCATTGACATGGAAGATCTGATGTACGTTCCCGCCAAGAAGGCCGCGTCCATTTGCGGCTATTCGCACCGCCATTTCATGCGGCTGGTGGCGGAATACGACATCCCGCGCTACGGTCCCGGGAGCAACCGCTTTCTTGTGTCGGACCTGCATCTATTCATGGAGAATCCCCACGCGTTTAAGGCGGTAGCCAAATCCCGACATCGGCACGGTGCCTTTACTCCGGTTGCGGCCTAGGGTATCGGGCTGGGATGAGCGTCCACAAGACCAAAACAGGCACATGGTACGTCCAGTACCGGGTCAAAGGCCAAAAGTCCCCCATCAAGGAGTACACGGGCAAGGGACGGGCCGGAAAACGTGACGCTGAAGTCCGTGACGCAGAAATAAAGCTCATGAAGGCCAAGGGAGACGAACCCAGGGCCACGAGCAAAGTCTATCTGGACCAGCTTGCCCAAGCATATCTGGATGACGCAAAACGGCGGCGCGTGTCCGAGCGCTACCGCAAAGAGTTCGCTGCGCTGCTCAACGCGTACATTCTCCCCTCGCTCTGCCACAAGCCGGTTGACCACCTTTCTCACGAGGACGTAATGCGCGTTGCTTCCCGCTGGGAAAACGCCTCCACAGCCACCCAAAACAGATATATGGGATATCTGCGCTCAGTGTTCCGATTCGGGATCAAGTACGACCTGACAAGCGTGAACCCTCTGGCGAAGTGGGAGAAGGTCCGCGAGCGCAAGTACGAAATGCGCCTGACCGTGGCCGACCTCCAGCGCATCCACGCGGCAGCCGAGCCGCACTTGCAGTGGACCCTGGAGGTGGCCTTGAACCTCGGCACGCGCCCCGGGACCACCGAGCTGTTTGCGCTGCGATGGGACGATGTGGACTACCAGTCAGGAACGGTGCACGTCCGGGGTACCAAGACGGAAAAATCCGACCGCATCATCCCTTTTTCGGCGGGATTCCGCACTCGGCTGCTGGGACAGCAGCGCGTGGCCACCACGGACTACCTGATCGAGTACAACGGCAAGCCCGTCAAGTCGGTCAAGCGGGCATGGGCCACGGCCCTGCGCCGGGCAGGCATTACCTATCGCGTACGACTCTACGACGTGCGCCACCTGTTCGCCACAACCATGTTGGCCGGAGGCGCGGACCTGGCCGCAGTATCAAAGCTCCTAGGCCATGCCTCCATCCGCACCACGCAGGAACATTATTACCAGCTCCTCCAAGGTGAAATGGAACGCGCGGTCGCCAAGCTGCCTTCGCTGGCCCCCACCAAACAGGGCAAAATTATCAAGATAGGGTGAGCGGTTGTACCTGTATTTGTACCTACAGAAAAATGAAGGGCCCACGGTTGTAGCCGTAAGCCCTTGATTCTTCTGGTAGGCGCGGAGGGATTTGAACCCCCGACCCTCTGCACGTCAAGCAGATGCTCTCCCCCTGAGCTACGCGCCTTTATTTCTTCCCCTCAACGGGGAAGGCCTATTTAGCCGTACGCACTTTCCTTGTCAACCGCTTTCCACTCCCCTTTTTCGTTTTTTTCTCCATAGACATGACAAGACCCTGTGCTATCATGCGAGGCGTGAGGTGCTTACTCAAAAAATTTCATCGCCAGACCGTGGCGCGCAAGCTGGCTGTGGCCGCATTGGTCCTGCTGGGTCCGGCCGCCATACTTGGCGCGTTCATGGAGTCGGGGTTCCGGTATGACCTGCGGATCGGCCGCACAGAGCTGGCCGGTACGCGCTACCTGCGCCCCGCGTTTGAACTGCTGCACGCCGTAAGCGAGCACCAAACCGCCCGTCTGGTACAGCGGGCCGATGCTCCGACCGTCCCAGCGGAAGGAACGGTCCTGCTGACGCCACAGGAGCTGGCTGCCGAGCAGCGGGCCCCCGCAAGCATCCCACCTGTGCCGAAATCCCGGCTCATGACCGTGGAGCACACCCTGGGTCTGCTGGAACAAACCGTGCGCAACGAAGCGGCTCGGTTCAGAAGTTCCCCGTCCTTTCTTCCGGAAGACGAACAGCGCATGAACCCGGAACTCTTGCGCCATGCCTGGGAGGCGATTCTTACCTCGGAAGACCTCGAAGCCTACGACGACATGTTCATGATCCTGCTCCAGGCCATGTCCGCCGTGAGCGACTGCGCCAACCTCGCCCTGGACCCGGCTCTGGACAGCCACGCCCTGGCCACGGCCATCGCCCTGAACCTGCCGCGCGCCAGCGTGCTGCTTTCAGAACTGGAACGCATGGCCTTGGAACTGCATTCCCACGGCGTCTCCCTGTCCCCGGGGCAAGCCGATCCCGGGCTTTTGCAACGACGGGACCGGATTCTGCGGCGCATCGGCCTGCTGCGGGACGGGCTGGTGGCGGAAGTGACCAGCAACGCCCGCCGGGCCGTTCTGGAAGATCCCAATTTTTACGGTGTCATTCCCGAACTGGAAAAAAACCTGCTTCCGGTTCTGGCCCGTTTTGAAGAAGAAACCCGCCGGGCCGTTGAATCCATGCAGGACCTCTGCCATGGACGGGGCGACCCGGCCAGGGCGGCTCTTCTGGTCCGCCAAGCGCGCATCGCCCTGACGGATCTGGCCATGACCGGCTTGACCCGGCTCGACCTTATGGTGCAGCAGCGCATGGACGTCCTTCAGCAGCGGCGGCTGGCCGCCGTTCTCAGCGGCATCGCGGCAACAGCGCTGGCCCTTTCCATTCTGATGCTCATCTGGCGGCACTTGTCCAGTTCCATCTCCCGTGGGCTGGAATATGTGCACCGCGTGGCCGAAGGGGATTACTCCGCCCGGGTGGACGACGCGGACTTTGGCCATGATCTGGCGGCCTACACCAATGGCGTGCGCCAGATGGTGGGAACGCTCAAACAACAGATCGGTCTGCTGGACGGCGTGCTCCGCAACATGACGGTTCCGTGCCTGGTGGTGGATGCCGAAGAGCGGCTCACCTTCATCAACCGGCCTTATCTGGACCTTTTTGAAATGGATAAAGAGGCCGAGGATTACCTGGGCCTGACCCTGAACCAATTCTTCTATGACGGAAAATCCGTCAACACCATTTTGGGCAAGGCCATGCAGGAAGGCAACGCCCAAAAGGGCCTTCAGATGTCCCTGCTCTCGGTGGGCGGCAGGCCGCTCACCGTGCGTTACGACGTGGCCCCCCTACACGACCTGGACGGCACGCTCATCGGCGGATTCGCCATGTTCGTGGACCTGACGGAAATACATGAACAACAGCAGGAGATTGAACGGCTGGCCGCCTTTCCCCGGGAAAATCCCAACCCGCTCTTTTCCACGGACGCCCAGGGCGTGATCCTGTTCATGAACCCTGCGGCGGCCAAGGCCATTGAAGACCTCCGGATCGGGCCCGAGGCTCTTTTGCCCCCTAACCATGCAGATATCGTACGGGCCGTCGTGTCCACGCGTTCCTCACGACTGGACGTGGAATCCCGGCCCGGGGACCGCATCTACAGCTGGGCCTACCACCCCGTGCCTCATCAAAAACAGGCTTACGTCTATGGGCTGGACATCACCCTGCGCCGCCGCATGGAAGAACAACTGACCCACGACGCCCTGCACGACGGCCTTACCGGACTGCCCAACCGCTCCCTGTTCCTGGACCGCGTGGAGCAGGCCCTGGGTCGTGCCCGGCGCAATCCGGACGCCCGTTTCGCTATTTTGTTCCTGGATCTGGACCGGTTCAAAAACATCAACGACTCCCTGGGGCACGCGGCCGGGGATGAACTACTCCTGCAATTCAGCGAACGGCTCGGCAGTCTGCTGAATGAAGAGGACACCCTGGCGCGGCTGGGCGGCGACGAATTCGTCATTCTTCTGGAGCACCTCGCCGGAGCGGACCGGGCCCTGGCCCTGGCCGACAAAGTCCACCAGGGCATGAGCCGCCCCTTCCAGGTGCAGGAACACGAGCTCTTCATCACGGCCAGCGTGGGCCTGGTGGTGGGCCCTGAAGACAACGTCGGCCCCCAGGACCTGCTGCGCAACGCGGACACCGCCATGTACCGGGCCAAGGCTGAAGGACGGGCCCGGTCCGCCGTCTATGACCAAGCCATGCACAACGAAGCCCGCGAACGCCTCAGCCTGGAAATGGACATGCAGCGCGGTCTGGAAAACGGAGAGTTCGAACCTTACTACCAGCCGCTGATCAACATCGCGGACGGCCAGTTGCACGGCTTCGAGGCGTTGGCCCGTTGGAACCACCCCACACGAGGGCTGGTTTCCCCGGGCATGTTCATCCCCATTGCCGAGGAGACCGGTCTTATCGCGGTGCTGGGGCGGCGCATGCTGGAACTTTCCATGCAGCGCCTTGCGGCCTGGCGCCGGGAGCTGCCCCCCAACTCTCCCCTGAGCATGAGCGTGAACCTCTCCCCAGAACAAATGGGACGTGAAGACGTGCTCCAAGAGCTGCAAGACGTGCTGCAACGCCATGACCTGACACCGGAGCTGCTGAAAATCGAAATCACGGAAAGCGGGGTCATGAGCAACCCAAAGTGCGCTTTGCGCCTCCTCAAGAACATCAGCGCCCACGGCATTCTCCTGGCTGTGGACGACTTCGGCACCGGGTATTCCTCCCTGTCCCACCTGAGCCGCTTCCCATTCGACTTTATCAAAATCGATCAGTCTTTTGTCCGCGGCATGCTTACCAGCAGGCAGGATATGGAAATCGTGCGTTCCGTCGTGGCCCTGGCCCACGGGCTGGAAAAGAAGATCATTGCCGAAGGCATCGAAGAACCGGAGCAGCTCATGGCCCTCCAGCAAATGGGCTGCCACTTTGGACAGGGATACCTCTTCTCCCCTCCCGTGCCCGCGGCCAAGGCCCGGATGATGCTCTTTCGCACCAGCCCCTGGTATTGACCGGAACCCGCTTTCTTGCCATGAAATATAATTAAAGGTACCCAAAAAAGAAGTTGATCAACACCACAAGCCGGAAACGATCATGAACAAGCCTTTGGGCAAACGCCTTACAGAACGCTTCGACCTTGAGCTGCCCGCCTCCCTTTCCATTGCGGAGCCAAACGGCGCCAAGGACCTTGTGCAGCTTCTGACCAAGGACATCTGCTCTCAGGGGGCGTTCCTGAACACCAAGGCTCCGCTCCCGCCCGGCACGCAGGTGAATCTCCGACTGGTGGTACCCTTGGACCACATCCCGGAACTGCGGGGACGCCAGTCCGAAATCCAGGCTTCCGGAACAGTGATCCGCAATCATGAAAACGGCATGGCCATCCGCTTTGACCTGGGGTACCAGCTTCTTCCGGTACGCCCCCATTTCTTTATCCACGTCACCGGACGAAACAAGTTGCTCAATGAACTGCTGGCCCGCCACGTATCACGGGAAATGGGCATGCGGGCCGACTTCGGCCGGGTGGAACAGCTCACCCGCGGCAAAGTGCTTCAAAACGGCACCACTTATCTTGCCCTGGTGGACTATCTGGACATTCGCGCCGGGCTGCCCCTTTCCGAGCTGGAAGAAGCCATCGACGTCAAGGGTGCCCAGTGCGTCATCGCTCTGTTCAATGCGGAGCGGGACCAGACCCTGACGGACAGCGCCCTGCGCCACGGCGCCCGGGG